TCTTCCTCATCATCCGGGATCGTGATCCCTTCTTCATCTGCCTCGTATTCACCATCAGTTGTGGCGTAGTCAGACTTTCTATCGTCATCGATGGTCCATTCTTCGCCATCTACCGTAGCGGACTGCTCAGCAAACAGTTGCAAGTCCATTGTGTAATGCTTTTTCAGGTGCTTCATGTTCGTTCCTCCTGCGTTTTAAGCGTGTCGCCCACGAGTATGCGGTTTTTCGTGTGAACCGATAACACAAGTTTTTTGGGCGGTGTGCTCTCACCGAATCCTGTAGCTGCCCTACAGATGGGTATAAGAAAAGCCCTACCTTATTTGGCAGAGCTTCGTTTTGATGTAGTTTTTAAGTCCAGTTCCATTTGCGATTTACTGATGGTCAGCACCTTGTAATTGGGTGACTGTTGTTTCATCCAGAGTATGTATTGTTCTCCACACTCCGGGCACTCAGCAGCGGCGAACACCTTGGCGTTTCCACCGTAGATATGCGGATCATTCGTACCCAGCGCCTGTTGTTGCTTCATGAGCGGTGGTTTGATGTCCTTTGCTGTAAATGTATGATTGCAGCATTTCGTTGTTCTCATGTGGTCCATGTCATCACCTCCGGTACATTTGATCCTCGATGTATTCGTTAAGCAGCTTCGTAGCACGTCCAGTCCAACCACAAGCTGGACACCGCGCCTTACGATTCTGCGACCATCCTTTATCCCTGAGCGCAATCTTTTCACATGCTGGACATACTGGATGTTGCACGTGTGAGTTCGCGCCACCATGCCTGCCGATCATCGGGTGAGATGCGGCGTGTTGTTTAAACTGGTCTATGCCTACGCTACGTATAATCATATTGCCATCCCTCCTGTTGGTACGCTGTTACCCGGTTGCATTGGCGCTCCGCCTGGACCAAGTCCCTCAATCAACGGATTGCCCATCTGTTGTTGCCCACCATCTGCCATTCCTGGCTGCGGTGGTGGCGGCTGAAGCGCTTGAATATCATCGTCCGATATCGGCAAGCCCGCATACTCACGCAGCAGTTTGGCATACGTCGCGTTGGACAACACGCCTTTGGTGTGCGCCTCATTGATCAGCGTGTATACGAAACCTTTGTTGCTTGGTAATCCAGCGCCCACCGTGATAGACACGTCAAAAGCTGCCTTCTTGGTCTGCTTGTTCTGTCCCGACTCGTCCATCAACGGCATGTAACGCGGGCCAGCTTCTGCAGGAAGACCCATTGCTCCAAGATGCTTCATGAAATTGGTCTGATACGCTGGTGTAGCTGGCATCATTACGGGGACTTCTTTCAACTCAGATGGTCGGAAGAACTCAAAATCATCCTCACGTTCCGTCACCCGGAAAGCCTGTTCCTCGTCCCAATACTCCATGCACAGTTCAAGGATGTATTCGAACATGTCACTGAGCGTCTCTTCCAGCAGCATCTTCTTATGTGTGACTCCCGCATTGGCTCCCTGCTGGATCGCAAGGGCTTCGGTAGCTGTGTCTACACCCTGTTGCTTAACGCCTGTCTGCTGGTCACCGAATCGCGTTACAAGCTGTCGTTCGGTGGTCAGGGACAGGTTTCTACGCTCGATGATGTAGTTCGGCATGCCCGGTGGTTGGAAGAATCCCATAGCTTCTCCACCTGCAGTGTCTGTCGGTATGACCAAGCCGCCTTCGTTCGTTACCTTGTCTGGGTCTACACCGCTTGCTGTATTGACCCAACGCTGCGGGTTACCCGTCAGGCGTGCGTTGATTCGAATCTGGTCATCAATGTCGTTCACCAAGTCCTGTGTGTCAATCAGCATCTCGGCTGTACCCTTGGCCCACACGGTGCCTTCACGGTACATGTCCGGTGTGAAGAAGTACGGATAGCGATTGCCCGGGATCACAAAATCATCTTCATCTTCCTTTGTATCACGCAAAATGACGCCGCAACCGGACATCTCCACCAGTCGCATGCGCCATTCGTATTCCTTGCTATCCTCGTCTTCATCCTCTGACTTCACTTTCACCTTATCCCGGAACCACACCAACATGTGTAGGTAGTGGTCGTGACTCACCGTGTCCGTGTCGCCCTCATCCTCACCGAAGATCATGCCTGTCTCCATCGGCTCGTACCCTGGGTCAATGGCATCTACACGGTCCTCATCGTACATTCCAGACTCACGCGCCCAGCTGATGGACTTGTTCATGACCTCGATCATAAATCGCCCCTCGTTGGTCTTGTAGATGTCTGTGATGTTTGGATCCGGGAACACATATGCAGGGTTACAAGGCTCTACACACGGCAGTCCCATGCCATCTAGTTTGTCAGGGTCAAATAGCACCCGGAAGATGCCTGTACCAAACTTCTGGCGTCTGCGCTCATGCACATCTAGCTTGCGGCGCATCTTGTTCTGGTCCTTCACGAACTCCAGCACGATCCGTGCCATGTCGGCAAATGGAACGTCGCTCGGGCCACGGCCCTTGGTCTGCACAGATATGTTCTGCTCGATCAGGTACGCAACCTGTCCCTCAACGTTCGGGTTGATGATGTTCGTGTTACTGGCTGGGTCTGTATCGCTCTCCGGCTCGTTGGCATCGCCTTCCCAGTACAAGTCAATCGTTTCCCACTTATCGAACAGTCCGCGGTTGTCCTTGTCGTTCCAGGCACTGCGGTACCATCCCAACAACTTATCTGCGAGTTTGCATTCCGCTTCATCCATCACATCGGTACGTCGGTCTTCCTTGTCCGTGTTAAGTTTAAACGCACCTTCTTTTAGTTCAGCCATCTACTCACCTCCCAACCTCGAATTCATCCTTGCGACTCACCTTAGGCTTAACTGGTGCATACAGCCCACTGTCACGCGTCTTGTACTTGTCATATCTCACCTGAGTCGTACGCAATGGGCTTCTCAGGCTCGGTTTGTTTCGTTTGACCATAATCTCTTTATCCTCATGTTGCACTCGTTCAGGAGGACGTGGACGCTGTGCCATGTAACACATCAGGTATCCGCACACCATGCCAACCAGCAACACTGCTGCATACATCATTTCGCTTCCTCCTTAGCATAAGCTGCTACAAACCCGCATGTGTCACAACGGTAGTTGTATGTTCGAATCGGCTTGATCCCGTCAGCCTTGAAGAACCCGCTGTCGTTACGCGCACGTTTAATGGATGTACTTTTGCACATTGGACATTTCTCCATATCATTTCACCTTCCGTATCCCGGTAGATTTGTATCCCATGTCTTCCAACTCCGATCCGTAGTAGTGACCCTGTGGCTTCTCGCTCTTACCATGCACTGTCTTGAGTGCCCATCTGTTCAGCGCCTGGCTCATGGAGTCAACCATGTCGTCATTCGCACCTTTAGGGAACGAAGCACACTCTTCCACGAAGTCCTGCACCCAAGGCTTGTCAGCAGGCAGATACACGTTACCCGCTTCAATGTCAGGCACAATGGTGGATACACGGGCAATCTTACTGTCTCGTGGACTGATCGGCACCAGACCACCTATCTTCTTATTCATCATCTGGATGATTGCTGGACCGTTAGCCTTGTCCTCGATCAGCTTCAACCGCGCTTTGGGCCATTTGTTCGTCATGTTGCGTATGGAATCCATCGTTTGGTTAATATCCATCCGGTCACGGATCTGATCAAGCAAGTACTTGTCTGCACCCTTGCGGCCCCATACCTGACCAACCACGAAGTCGCTGCCGTCTGAATCCTTGAACGTACAGTCCCAAGACTGAATGATCTCATCGAACTGCATGTACTCTGGATCGGTTTCGTAATACTGCCACCAGTTACGCTTGATCATCGCACCCTCAGCAGCTGTAGGCCTTTGCTGGTACAACGCATTGAATACATATGAGCCAACGTCGGACTTAATCTGTCTCAGACGCTGGACATCAAAACCAAACTCCGGCCATAGCGCCTCTCCAGGTTTACGACCCAGATAATCATCCTCTTCAGCTACTGCCGGGAAGTTGATTACCGTCCAACGCTCGCCCTCATGTGTTCCTGCTTTAATCTCATCGGCTTCCTTCTTCAATAGCCGCCCTACCAAGTCGTCTTCATGCCATCGCGTCATAACCACAATAATGCGTCCGTCTGGCGTTAACCGCGTGTACAGTGTTGATGTGTACCAGCTCCATAGACTCTCACGTACAACCTCACTGTTGGCTTCCTCAGCGTTTTTGAGCGGGTCATCAATGATAGCTATACGTGCACCCTTACCTGTGATAGGACCACCCACACCAGCAGCATTCACGCCGCCGCGGTATCCTTCAATACCCCATGACTCTGCCGATTGTCTTGCACCAGATATAGAAACGCCAAATAGACCCGATCTGTCCATGAACGTGTCTCGCGCAATCCTATTGTTGTCCCGGCTGAGTGATAATGCATATGACGCCAGTATGATCTCATCGTTTGGGTTCCTGCCTATGTGCCATACAGGAAACTTCTT